ATGAAAAAAAAAGAAGCCGCTGTTTTTTGCTCAGCTGTGCTCAGTCTTCAGGAAATAACGGGTAGCCAAAGCTATACAAGTCTTGCGCATAGATGCGCATGATTTTCTCGATCAGTGCGTGGTCAGCGGCTTTCCAGTTCAGTGGCTTCTTTTTGCTCTTGGCTATGTGCGGAACTTTTGATCCCCGTGGCAAGAGCCCGGCGTGCTCAAGCTGCTTCAGGCATACGCTCACGCCGTCCTCATACTTGTGCACTTTTGTTTTGTCCAAAATGAGATCATGAGCTGGGCGCAAATGACCGCCCCAAATTGTGTATATTTTTTGCGCTGTCATTTCTTGCAGCTGCTTGAACATATCAAGAGGGCCGTTTGCGCGAGATTTCAAAAAGAAAGCAGACTCAAGGCGCCTCATCGGATGCCTGCAAATTGCAAACGATTGCGGCGGGCTTTCGTTCTGTTGGTTGTAGTGTGCTCTTATCGAGAAGTAGTTGGGATGACTCACATCGTTGCCCATTATTTCAAACGACGTGCGCCAGCCCGCAGCCTCAAGAGCTTTGATCACAGAGCGCCCGCCGGCTCTGGGTATATGGCAGAAAAAGAGGCGCTGCTGGTCGCCTGTGTGCGGGCACTGTCTTGAAAATTCAGGCACAACTCACAGCCCGTTCAGTTCTCTGATCCCGTCCTCAGCAAGCTCAACAGAACGCCCAAAGGTTTCAAGCAAACCCTCAAGCAGGTTGATCCGGTTTCTCATTGCGTCCATTTGGTTGCGGCTTTCGTCTATGTATTTAAGAACGACGCTATTCATGATCATGAAATCAGCGCGCAGCTCAGTGATCCCGCTGCCCTGATTAGAGTTTGACCCGGCCGCGGCTTGCTGTTGTTCAAGTATTTGGTTGAAATCCATTAGAATGGGATCGGGTCAGATGATTGAGGCGCCACGTTTTGCGCCTGCTGTGGCTGTTGAGATCCCCAGCCTTGTGGCTGCTGTTGCGCAGCTGGCTGAGCCCCCCAGCCCTGTGGCGTATCCCAGCCCTGCGATTGCTGCGGCTGTTGCGCAGCTGGCTGTTGTTGCACTTGCTGAGGTTGCTGACTTGCGCCCATTGGCGTGAGCTTTTCAACCTTGATTTCTTTCACGTAAACGCGGCGCCCGTCTTTCTCATAGCTGTCAGTTGAAAGAGAACCCTGCACCATTACCCTTGATCCCTGGTACAAGTGCGCTTGGTTCAGCTTGGCGGCATTATTCCACAAAACAGCCTTGTTGAATTGGCGCCCTTCTTTGTGCTCGCCTTCGCGCGTCTTGTATTCGTATTTGGTCTCAAGGTTGATCTTGATAACCATTGATCCGCCTTGAAGTTCTCTTACTATTGGGTCATCACTTATCGTGCCACTCATGATCACGGTATTCACATCATTCATTTTTCTTTCTCCGTTTTTTCAACAGCTCAGCGCGAAGCGCGCCAAGCTCACATGTGCCACAAGCCTCACAGCCTGCGATCTTAAAATCAATAGGGCTTGAATCTTCAGCCCTCAACTTTTCCATTTTGAGCTTGTGTTGCTTATGCCTTGCAGCACATGCTTTTCCGCTCAGAAATGATATTGACCCAGGGATCATAATTTTGCAATAAAAAAAACGCGCGGCTTGTGCTTGCGTTTTCGGGCGGAGCCTCTTAAATATGCCCACAGATTTGATCAGCTGTTTGAGTTGCTCTGATTCATTCATATCTTTTTTTCCGCTCGGAAACTTTTTTGTTGCTTGTGTGACTATCTTGCGCATAGTGTAGGGCAATGGATCACAAGAACCCACAAAAAACATTGGCGCGATTTATCTTGAGCGAAGGCGGCGGGCAATGGCTGGCAAGTCAGGGCACCGGCCCTGTTGTGCCGGTCATGCTTGCGCTCGTGCTTTTGGCTGATGACCACAATGTGGTTGAGTGTAGGCAAGCTGAGATTGCTGGCGCTGTTGGTTTTGGACTTTCAACAATCAAAAGAGCGTTCAAAAGTTTGCACGATTTGGGGATCATTAGGTCCGTTCGGCGGGGCGTGTACGTTTTGGCTTCTTACGAAAGTCTGAAGGTAAAGTGTCACAGCGAGACTTTAGGCGCCGAAAGGTCTCAGAGCGAGACCAGAAAAACGCTAAAGTGTCAGAGCGAGACTTTCGAGGGTGAAAAAGGGGCGATTCAACAAGGTCTGTCTTCTTATAATAAACTACTACTACGTAGTAGTAGCCCGCGCCCGCCTGTGCGTGCTTCTTCTAACGCAGAAAAGCAAGAAATAATCTTGAGGGTTGAAGAAATAGTGACGCGGAATATCTCGGCACATGCTTGGGCTCAGAGCACCAGCTGGCACGAATTGATTGATCGCGCTGATTGGAATCTTGAGATCATATCTGACGCGCTCGTGGCTTATGCTGACAAGGTGATCGGAAGCGGTCAGCCTCATCAGTTCTCCAGGCTCTACAACTTTGTAGTTCGTGAGGTTGAAGGACGGCGAAAGCGTGAACTGATGGCGGTGCAATCCCGCCCAAATTATAACCCGCCCAACTTGGACACAGGCGGCGAGAAAATAACGGGGGAAGAAATGAAAGAATTACAGAGGTTTTTGAATGTTTGATTTATCAATGACAGACAGCCGAGACGCTGAGACCAGCTTGATCGGGGCGGCGTTGAGATCAAACAGGGTCGTTGATGACTGCTCAGTGTATTTGAGCCCGTCGGACTTTCAAGATCCTGAGCTGTCTTCAGTTTGGGCGGCGATGATGGCAACGCGGGCAGCTGGCGCGCATACGAAATACAGCCAGATGATTGCTGAAGGATGTGATCCGCATGTGCTTGGCAGATGTCAGACGGCCGTTGCGGGCGCGCTGGGCTTCAAAGTCTACGGTGAAAAGATCAAGAGTGCATCGAGGCGCCGGGCAAAAATTGAATCATGTTTGAGAGTGATCACCCACTGTCAAGAGGTGCCAGACTCTGAGGCGTTTGACTCTGAAGTGTTTGATCTCTTTCTTTCAGGCTTCCAAGGTTCTGACGCAGCTGAGGACACATTCACGATCAAGCAAAGCGCAGAGGAGGCAATGAGAACGGCGATTCAAGCCCTTCAAAACGGCGGCTCTGTCTCTGGGCTTTCTTTGGGCTTCCCAAGCGTTGACGAGCGCACAACGGGGCTCCATCCTGCTGAGCTGGTGATATTGGCGGCGCGTCCTGGTATGGGCAAGACAACATTAGCTTTGAACGTCGCGCGCGCTGTGAGCTCGCAAAATCAAGTTGCTTTCTTCAGCCTTGAAATGCCTCACGATCAACTTGGTGGGAAGATGCTTTCAACTGAAGTTGGGATAGGCTCACAAGACCTGAAGCGGGGCCAGGTCGGATCAAAGGTTGACGTTTTAAAGCGTGCAGTCTCAGACTTTGGAAAGCTGCAGCTGACTATTTTTGACAGTGCGCACGCGAATCTTGGCTACATGCGCAGCAAGCTGCACCAGCTCGAAGCGAGGACGGGCAAAAAGACGGATCTGATCATGCTTGATTATTTGCAGCTGATGACAGGAGAGGCAAGATCAGAAAGCAGGGTTCAAGAGGTGAGCAAGCTTTCAAGAGGTTTGAAGATTCTGGCCAAAGATTTCAAGTGCCCGGTGATCGCGCTTTCTCAATTGAATAGATCAGTAGAGAGCAGAACCGACAAGCGCCCGTTGCTTTCAGACTTGAGGGAATCGGGCAGCATTGAGCAAGACGCGGATCAAGTTTGGATGTTGTACCGGGATGATTATTATGATCAGAGCGCACCGCCGGGCGTCAGTGAATTGATCATTGCAAAGCAGCGAAACGGACCACAGTGCACAATTAACTTGATGTTTGACGGCAAGCTTTCCAAATTTTCAGAGTACAACCGAATAGAGGAGGTCGAAAGATGGCACTGATTGAGCCAAAGAGAATCAAAGAGGCCGTTGAGGTGCTCACGGGTGAACTTGGGCGGGCGCCTACTTATCATGATCTAGAGCATTACTTTGGACTGAGATCACCGCAACACGCGCGGTATTACATCAAGAAAGCTGTTGAGGCTGGCTTGGTCAAGATTGACGCACAGCGGCAACCGCATTGGCTTGAGGTGACAGTATGAGCGGCGCGATGTCAAGACGGAAGGGTGCCAACAATGAACGGCGCCTGGCCAAGATGTTTGCCGAGATAATGCCGGATCAAGACATACGGCGCGGGCTGCAGTATCAGAACCGATTTGGAGGGCACAAGGTGCCTGATGTTGAGTGCCCCGTGTTCTGGGTTGAGGCGAAGGTGGGCAAGAAGCCAAACCCGCGCGCAGCTCTGGAACAAGCTCGTGCTGATACGTGCAAGGGGAAAGTGCCCATTGCTGTGATACGTGACGACGGTGCGCCAGATGATGAGTTTGTCTGTATTGGCTTGGCTGACTTTTTGGACTTCGTGAAAGAGTGGCATGAGCGGGGCCAGCTGTGAACGTGTATGATGAACCGCATGGGCTCAACTTGTATACTGGCATTAAATTAATACACGGGGAATGCTTGGAGAAAATGAAGAGCATTCCAGACGGAAGCGTGGACATGGTTTTAACGTCACCTCCGTACAATATGAATCTCCGCATTCGGAATGGCAAACATTGCTCAAGGCAAGTCGTGAAAGAATTTTCGACAAAATACGAGGGCTTTGCCGACAATCTGCCAATGAAGGATTATTTCGATTTCAATGTCAACGTGGTCTCAGAACTGTTGAGGGTTTCTGATTTAGTTTTTTTCAACGTACAGTTTTTAACAGGTAACAAGAGCGCCCTGTA